TTGGTAAGCATAAATAATTACTGTCGTAATACTATGGTATTAAGTTAAGCATTGGGGAGTGAGAGCATGAGCCAAAACAAAGTTACCTTTGGCCTGGAGAAAGTGCATATTGCCTTTTTTGACGATACACAGCCGATACAACCGGCTTGGAAGCCGCCGGTTGCGATCCCTGGGGCGGTTCGCTGGACGCCGACGGCTGTGGGCGAGTCGAGCACGTTCTACGCGGACAACATGGCGTATTTTGTCGCCACGGCGAACAACGGTTACACAGGCGAGTTGGAGATGGCCAACGTACCGGACGAGGTGCTGGCCGAAATTCTCGGCTGGGAAATCGATGCTAATGGCATGATCGTTGAAGTAGCAAATGCGATCCCGAAACATTTTGCTTTGTTGGGACAAGTGTTGGGAGATAAACGTAACCGTCGTTTCGTATATTACGACTGTGTTGCTTCGCGACCAGCCAAGGAGCGCACAACGAAAAACGAGTCTATCACACCGAACACAGACGTCCTGAGCCTGACAGTCTCGCCTATTGAAATCGGAGGGAAAGTGATCGTCAAAGGCGATCTGGAACGTTCCGACACCAACCAGGCTGTGTTTGACTCGTTCTTTAGCGCTGTTTATGTCCCGACATTTGGCGGAGGTGCCGCATAATGCGAGAATTGAAGATTGGCGATCAAACGATCAGAGTCAGGGCGACGCCCCTGGCTCTTCTCTTTTACAAACAAGAATTTAAGAGTGATCTGCTTGGCGACCTTCTGAAAATGCTGCAGGGCATGATCGGGATCCAGTATCTTCTCGGGAATAGTGATAGCTCTGATCTTGAAAATATTGATTTTGGCAAATTCGACACGGTGATCTTCCTGCAGCTAATCTGGGCGATGGCAAAAGCCGACGCATTCGGGAAGCAGTTCCCGTCTTTTGTAGAGTGGGTTTCGGACATGGAGGCGTTCGATCTGGCGGATCCGTCTGTTGTGGCGGCTGCTTTTGAGGAAGAGACGAGCGGATTTTTTCGTTCCAGGCGGGGCGGAATCAAGGGAGGAATCTCCACTCGTTGATCCCGACCGCCGCACAGAAATTGATCTACTGGTGATTGGAAAACGTGCCGGTTTAAGTTTTACCGAAATCAATGAGCTGCGGGTTGCAGATCTGTTCGACTATGTTCGCAGCTATATCGGGACAAAGGATGAGTCTCCACGGCAAGCGACGCAGGCAGATATTGATGCTTTTTATCGGGGGTGAGTAGACGTGGCGGAAACTATCAAAGGCATAAACGTTGTCATAGGTGCCGAAACGACAGGGCTGTCCAAAGCTCTGGCGGACGTCAACAAGCGCGGCCGTGATCTTCAATCCGAACTAAAGCAGATTGAAAAACTGCTGAAATTGGATCCGACCAACACCGAGCTGCTTGCCCAGAAAACGAAACTGCTTGGCGATGCCGTGGAGAACACACGCGAAAAGTTAAACCGCCTGAGAATTGCCCAAGAACAGGTAAATGAGCAGTTTGCAAAAGGGCAGATCAGCGAGGGACAGTTCCGGGCATTCCAGCGCGAGATCGTGAAAACCGAGCAGGAATTAAAGCGGTTTGAGAATCAGCTGGCCGCGTTGGACGATCCGAAAGCACTGGACAATCTCAAAAAACAATTCCAGGGCGTATCCAAAGAGGCAGACGAGGCGAAAGAGGCTATCAAAGGCGTTGGCTCAGAAATCGGCAGTTTGGTGGGTGGCCTCGCTGCCGGTGGCGGGATCGCCGGGGCCATTAGCAAGGCACTTGATAGTGCTTCGCTGCAGACCTCCATTGACATTACGATGGATGTGCCGCCCGAGTCTGTAGCGGCCGTCAGGGACGCGGTCAATACGGTAAATTCGTATATCGAAGATCAGGCCGCAGCGTTGGAAGGTGTCCGGCGGCAGTGGGCTTTAAACGCGGACGCAAGCGACGAAGCCAACGCGAGAATTGTGCAAGGGGCCGCTGCGATCGCCAGGGCTTACGCGGGGATTGATTTTGTTGAGCTGATCCAGGAGACAAACGAGATTGCAAACTCGCTGAAAATCTCCAATGATGAAGCGCTTGGCCTGGTCAATTCCCTGCTGAAAATCGGGTTTCCGCCTGAACAGCTTGACATCATTTCGGAATACGGCACCCAGTTGAAGATGGCCGGATACGAGGCGGAAGAGATCAGGGCCATTTTTGCAGCTGGAGTGGACACGGGCACTTGGAACATCGACAACCTACTGGACGGCTTGAAAGAGGGCAGGATCCGGTTGGCGGAGTTTGGCCAGGAAGTGCCTAAAGCGACAAAGGATCTACTCGCCAGCACGAACATTTCCGCAGCTCAGCTGCAAAAGTGGGGCCAAGCTGTAGCAGCAGGCGGAGAGGCCGGAAAGAAAGCCATGCTGGAAGTCGCCCAGGCTCTCATGAACGTTGAGAACGAGACAACAAGAAACGCGCTGGGTGTCCAGATTTTCGGCACCATGTGGGAAGATCAGGGTACGAACATTGCCCAAACCCTCCTAAACATGGGGAACCATCTGACATCCCTCAAAGGGACGCAGGATCAGTTGAACGATTCGGTCGAAAGACTGAACGCGGATCCGGCGATCCGAATGAAGCAGGCAATGGCCGATCTGAGAGAGGCGCTAACGCCGCTGTTGGGGATTCTAGCGGAGATTATTGCAAAAATTGCGGAATGGATTTCAGAACATCCAAAACTAGCCGCAGCCATTGCGGCTGTCGGTAGTGCTGCGGCGATTTTAGGGGGAGCATTAGCCGCTCTTGGCCCGCTGTTTGTCGGTTTGATGGGAGCGGGCGGGATCGCTGGGTTAGGTGCGGCTCTTGGCGGTTTGGCAGCAGCTGGTGGTCCGGTTGTGTTGGCCATAGCCGCTTTAGGAGCGCTCGGCTTTGGCGCCTATAAGCTGGCCGAAGATTTGAAACAGCCATCCTTACAGGCCCAAGTGTTTTCTGATGAAATTTCGCAGGCCACTCAAGAAGCTGTTGGCAGCTTTCTGGAATTGAACGATCAGGCTACCGTCGCGTTGAATCAGTTGGCCTGGAGCGGTCAAACGGTTACTAGCGAGATGGCCAGCAGCATCATTTCCACTTTCGATCAAATGGGCGATCAGATCCTGGCCGCGATGCAGGAAGATCATGCGGCGCAGCTGCAAACCATGCAGGACTTTTTCGCAAATAGCGCAGCCCTAACGGAAGAAGAAGAGGCGAAAATCCTGGAGAAAATGCAGAAGCACCAGGAGGAACAAGCCAAGACCGTTACCGAAGGCCAGGCCCGGATCGCGGAGATTCTGACAACGGCTGCCGAGGAAAAGCGGGCCATAACGGAAGCGGAAAGGGCTGAAATCAACCGTATCCAAAAAGAGATGACGGAAACGGCTGTTCAATACTTGACCGAAAACGAACGCGAACAGCGGGTTATTTTGGAACGGTTGAAAACAGAGGCGTCGAAGATCACCGCAGAGCAGGCCGCAGAAGTGGTTAAAAACAGTACAGCGCAGAAAGACAAGGTGATTGCGGACGCGGAAGAACAGTACAAAAAGACAATCGCCGAAATCATCAAGCAGCGTGATGAGGCCAAAACGATCACCGCTGAGCAGGCTGATAAATTGATCCAGGAGGCAAAACGCCAGCGCGACGAAACTGTGAAGCAGGCCGAGGATATGCATCGGAAAGTCGTGGAAGAAGCCAAGAAGCAGGCGGGCGAGCATGTCAATCAGGTTGATTGGACAACGGGCGAAATCAAATCAAAGTGGCAGATCATGAAAGAGAATATCAGCAGCAAGATGTCAGAGATCGGCCAAGACATTCGGGAGGCGTGGCAGGGCATCATGGAATACCTGGAAGGCATCGACCTGGAGCAGACGGGCCAGGACATCATGGAAGGGTTGCGTGAAGGGATTGGCGGTATGGCTCGATCCATATGGGATAAAGCGAAAGAAATCGGGAGAGGCATCATCAACAGCATTCGCAGGGAGCTCGATACTCATTCACCGTCCCGCGTCATGATCGGGATCGGTGAGGACACAGCCGAGGGGCTGAGAATCGGGCTTGAATCCATGATAAACGACATCAGAAAAACCGCTGAAAAATTGGCGGGGGCCGCTGTTCCTGCGGTTCCCAAACTGAATGTCGGGTATTCGCTCGACAGCGTTCCCGGAGCTCCGGCAGCTGCCGGTGGTGGATCCATCAATCAATACATCACCATCAACAGCCCTGAGCCGCTTTCGCCGTCTGAAATCGCCCGGCGGAATCTGCAAGTCTCGCGTCAGCTAGCTATGGAGTGGGGTTTGTCATGAGGAGAAAACTGTATTTCACCAATGCACGCGGTGAGTCAGTTCTGATCGACGGCTCTACGCATCCCCTGCTCCTGTCGAAACTGGAGGGGATTGGCGGCGCTCCTGCGGAGATTCAGATGCAAAAAGCGCCGTACCAGGACGGGATGACGTACATCGACACCGTTCTCGGGCCGCGCTATCTCAGCGTTGAGGGTGCGATCTGGTCGTTGAAACCGGATGAGGTGATGGATCGGCGTCAAAAGCTCGTCCGTGTTTTCAACCCAAAGCTGGGGCTCGGCCGCTTACGGCTGGAGATTGAAAGCACCGCCTGGGAGATTGACGCGATCGCGGAATCGTCCCCGGTGTTTCCCGATCGGGGAGGCGCACCGATACAACGTTTTTTGGTTTCGTTCGTTTGCCCGGATCCAGCTTGGCGCGATCCGGTGGAGGAAAGATGGACGCTGGCCAGCCTAATCGGAGGTTTTACTTTTCCGTTTTCCTTTCCCATACAGCTCGGGATAGTTGGGCAATCGCTTGTCATTGAAAATCGCGGCGACCTAGAAACGCCCGTCCTGATCAGAATGCACGGGCCGCTCGGAAATCCGACACTCACAAACGAGACAACAGGCAAAAAACTCTCAATCGTGCGAAAGATTCAAGCGGGTGAAACACTCGAAATTAACACAGCGTTTGGGAAAAAGTCGGTAACGATCATAGACGCTGCGAGGAACCGGTCAAACGGTTTTTATTACGTCGCGCCCGATTCGGAATTCTGGCAGGTAATTCCTGGGG